TATCACTCAGTGAAGCGTTATCTAAAGACGCTTGTCGCAACGCGTTGGCAAAACAAGGTGTAGTAGCCCTTCCGGGTAAACCGATGGATGCGCTAATGGCATACATAGCCCGTTCAACTAAGGAGATGCAAATGACTCAACCGTCAGAAACCGCTAGTGTCCGGTTTGGATGGAGTGATGAAGATGACAAGTTCATACTAGGAGAGCGAGAGATCGACATTACGGGCGGCATGACTTTCTGTCCTCCGTCTGTAGTGACCCGCAATACTGCACCCCTACTGCGTAAGCGCGGTGACATTGAGAAGTGGAAAAAAGTCTTTAATGTTTATGCGGAAGAGGGTATGGAGGCTAACGCCTTTGGGGCTTTGTGTGCCTTCGGTGCGCCACTTTTTAAGTTTACTAACCACAAAGGATTGTTAGTTAATTACGTTTCCAAAGAATCGGGCACGGGCAAGTCAACAATTCTTCGTATGTGTAATAGTGTGTATGGACATCCTGATAAACTAATGTTGCACGCAGAAGATACAAAACTGTCTAGGCTACATCGCTTCGGAGTCATGGCTCATTTGCCTGTGACGATTGACGAAATTACTAACATGAAGCCCGAAGACTTTTCTGATTTAGCCTACGCTATCACCCTTGGGCGACCACGGAATCGGATGCAGTCTCAGGTTAATGCGGAGCGACTCAATTCTACTGAATGGGCAACCATCATGTTATCTAGTAGTAACGCATCGTTCTACGAAAAGATGCAACAGATTAAGCAGTTGCCTGAAGGTGAGTTGATGCGGGTTTTTGAAATTAAAGTCTTTGGCAATAACAAGATGAGCAAAGGCCAAGCGGATGAAATCTTTTCTTTGATGTACGATAACTATGGCATAGCAGGTGAAGTTTATATGCGCCATGTTTTGCCTAACCTATCCAGCATCTTAGAGTTTTTGCAAAAGACTCAGACTCAATTTGATAAAGAGATTGCGGCTACAACTAAAGAGCGTTATTGGTCATCAGGTGTAGCAAGTATTCTTACAGGAGGTCATGTAGCCCAACAGTTAGGACTACACGACTATAACTTGAAGCGTATCTATGAGTGGGCGGCTGATATGGTCACTTACTCTCGCGCCGATGTTGAAAGTCTAAAACTAGACCACGATATGATATTGGCTGACTTTATTCGGGGTCATATCAATAACATTTTAATTATTGAAGATGAAATTGATAAACGATTAGGTATGGCAAAACCGCCTACACGGGAACCACAAAAAGAACTAAAGATACGCCATGAGCCTGATACTAATTACACCTACATACCTGTAGAAGACCTGCGTAATTGGTGCGCTCAACGTCAACTGTATTACAAGGATTTAATATCAGACTTGAAAGCCAAAGGTATTTACGTTAAGGCTGAAAAGAAACGGCTTGGGAAAGGCACCGAAATACCGACCCCACCCTCATACTGCGTTGTATTAGATGCAAGCCGTGGACACTTTATTGACGTATTGGAGGAGCCAAATGCAACCAACAGTGATTAGCATTTCTTCTAGTAGCACTTGGTGTAGCGTTAACTATATGCCTACACACAATAAGAAGGCTGATAGAAAAAAGTGGTTGAAGGGTAAAGAACTGTATTTGGCACATACAAATGTGGGAAGCCGTGTAGTTACCCCCGTTACAGTAAAAAATACAGACAAAGAAAGTCAGAAGATTGTATTTTTAATGGACGCAGTGACAGGCAGTTTGTACGATTGTGCTAGTGGAGAGTGTCTTACTTCAAGCCACGTTAGGATTGAAGACTTTGAGTTTCGCAAAGGACTAGAAAAAATTCTTTTAGAAATAAAAAGTCAGAGCGAGGTGTAGTATGAAAGACTTGATTGATCTTAAAAAACTATGGGCATGGTGCGCCGAACGTTGGAAAACATCCTTTGGGTGTATCGTGCTTGCGCTTGTGGCTTTTGTATTGGGTGTCGCATGGGAATCAAAACAAATAACCGAAGACTGCCGCTTCATGGGTTCATTCCGTGATGGAGCACAGGCTTATAACTGCCAGCCGAGGGTGAGATGAAAAAATTATTGTTGGTGTTATGTGTAGCGTTACACACTACAACGGCCCGGGCTGAGTTTGAGACGGGCAACACCTTGTACACCAAGATGCAGGATCAAAGTAATGGTGAGCGGATGTATGTCATGGGCTATGTCACGGGAGTCTTTGATGCCCATCAGCACATTAATCATTGCCCTCCAGGCCATGTAAATCTAACGATCGGACAGGTTACTGACATCGCCCGGATGTATCTGCAGCAGAACCCGGCGATCCGACACAAGACCGCTGATGTTCTCTTACGGGATGCTTTCAGAGCGATATGGCCGTGCGCTAACCGCCCAGCAAGGAACCCAGTATGAAACTAATTCTTCTAGGCGCACTCATCGGC